GGGTCTGTCTCCTTAAGCCTCGGTGATGTCACCATCGATCTCGATGGTCACGGAGGCCTGCACCACCGCATCCACACCGCCTTGCACGCTGAAGTGCGTGACATAGCCGTAGAAAGTCCAGGTGGCAGGGTTGGTGTCGGTGAAAGTGATCTTGAACTGGCGACGCACGCGGTTGGCGCGGTCGGTTCTCAGGCCCTGGTGCACCAGATCGTCGGGGTTGTAGTGCAGGGTCAGAGACAACTGACCCTCGTCACGCAGGCCCACGCGCTTTTCCTTAGCGGTGGAGGCCAGGTTGGTGACGTCGATCACGGCGGCCTGCCCGCCAGGCCCCTGAAACGAGACCACGTTGGGGATGGTTTCAAAGGCGGTGGTGCCAAACCGGGCAATGGCAATGCCCTGCGCGGTGATTGCGGTGCTGCTCATGCACTCTCTCCTGTTTTCAAAGTGAACTGCCCTGGCGGAAGTAGGTGTAGTCCACGCTCACCCGGTACAGCCGGGCCTGATCTTCAAATTCACTGAGCCCCATACGCACATCGGCGACGGTGCTCTTGTCGGCCAGCAGCGCAGTCAGGACCTGATCCTGCAGGTACAGGGCCTCCTGGTACGTTCTGGCGTAGGTGTCGACCTGCACGCGGGCGCGCTGCAAGCCATGTGGCCCATCGATGCCGAAGATGTGCTCCTGCACGACGGGCGTGTAGACGATGGCCGGGTACTGGGCGTTTTCTGCCGCAACCAGCGCATAGACCTCGCCAGCGGCCAGATCCTTGATGGCGTCATAGAAGTCCTGCACGGCTATTTCCGTTTCATGGATTGCGCCAGCGCCTTGGCTTCGAGCTCCACCCGCTCGGAGAGCTTGTCCTTCATGGCCTGCACCGCCTCACGCCGCTTGGCCTCCAGGGCAGGCCGCAGGAATGGCCGCGCGCGCATCTTGCGGGTGCCGAACTCAACGAATCGCCAGTACCAGGCGTCCTGAGACAGGTTGCCCTTCTTGCCCTGCTTGCGGTACTTCTTGCCGTGACGCACCGTCACGAAGAAGGTCTGGCGAGTCAGGCTGGAGAGTTCAGGGATCTGTTTCATGATCACCGAGCGCCTGAGCGTTCCGGGCGGCGGCTGATTGGGTCCAAGAACCTCTGCCGCCTTGGGCGCCCGCAGACGGGCTTCGTCGCGAATGACTTTGGCTCCGGCGTAGACCGAGACGCGCAGACCGTTCTTCGCCACCTTGTCCGGCAACTCCCGCAGGGCTTTGGCCAATTCAGCCAGGCCCTCGACCTTGAAGCGTTCGTGTTTAGCCATCGTCCAGACCCTCGCTGGCCAATAGGACAACCAGGACGCGTTTCTCGTCCTCGTTCAGGGCCGAATGAATGTTGAAAATCCGCGACCTGTAGAGCACCCGGTACTGGGCCACCTGCTGTGGGTTGTCAAAGATGACCTGGTAGCGAACCGTGATCTGGTGCGTTAGTTCGGCTGAAATGCGGCTGGCAATCACGGCTTCACGGCCGGACAGGGGTTGGATGTCGGCCCACACGGTGGCCACATCAATCCAGGTCCGGCTGGGGGCGCCCAGGCTGTCTTTCACGGTACTGGGGCGCTGGATCTTGATGCGTCGGCCCAGTGTTCCGGCTCCGATCGGGTTCATATCAGGGGTACCTTGTAGGGGTCGAGCAGGCCATCGATGAAAGGCAAGGGGTCAATGCGTCCTCGCGTCATGGATGCCACCTCCTCGCGGTGAACGTACAGAGAGCCCACGCGCAGCTTGATCCAGGTTTTGATGCCTTCGGGCACCGCCGAAGCATTGCCATACCCTGCATCAAAGATCACACTCACAGCCCCGATCTGCGGCAGGGCAATTTGCCAGATCTGTCCGAACACGGGCGTGATCCGGGCAGGTTCGCAGGCGTTGTCGACGGTGTAGTTCGCTGCTGGCATGACCTGCCAGGCGCCCGCCATGTCGAGATAGCGGATTTCCACCACCGACGCCACAGGCGACTTGGGCAGCAAAACGGCATGTCCGGGCAGCGTGAAAGTCTGCCCTGCGGGAACCCCCATCAGGCTGGGTCCGGGAAAGCTGTCGAGCACCATCCGCCATCGCGCGGTGACGAGTTGCCGGTTGGTCAGGGTCTCAGCCGCCTGACGGGCAGCCGAGATCAGGACCTGAATCAGGCTGTCGTCGTCATCAAAATCCACCCGCAGGTGGAGCTTGGCCTCGGCAAGCGAGATGGGCTCCCCTGCGGGTGGAGTGATCAACTGCATGGGCATGTGATTGCTCCACCCTCAGGCTTAGACCACCTGCGCGACCGCAGCTTGGTTGCTGGCATCCCCCGGCGCAAAGCGGGGGTTGAAACCCAGCACCTGCGCCGAAGTGAGGCTGGCCGCCACGGCCACGGTGAGCGACAGACGCACATAGGCGAAGCCGTTGGTGACGTCCAGGTCGTCCGGGCGCAGGTTGATCAGGGCCTGCTTGTTGTCACCCGTGGCCTTGACGATCTGGGTGATGGCTTTGCCCGTCACGTCCTTGGCACCGGTGCCCGAAGCGTCGGTGGCCTGCTGCAGCTTGGCGTCCAGCGTAGCACCCGTGCCCAGGACGCCGCTTTGCACGAGCGCCAGCAGGTTGTGGTGGTTGCCCGCCGAGATCCAGCCGGTGGTGACAGTGCCCACAGCCTGACTGGCGGGGTCGATGGTGGCCAGAACCGAGAACAGTTCGCTGCCTTTTGCATTGGGAAACATCAGAGTTCTCCTTCAGTGAATGGCGACGATCAGCGTGCGCCCAGTTGGACAAAGGGCGACATGGTCGTGCTGCCCTTGGCGGGGGAGATCGGCGCGGCGATCTTGGATTGGCCATCCATGCGGAACGTGGTACGGAAAGCCGTGAGGTCCGCATCGAAGTACAGGTGCATGGAAGTGGCCGTTTGCATGCCACCGGCCTTGGTGATGGTCTGGTAGTACGACAGGTCGGCCAGCAGCACGTCACCCGCAGAGCTGAAGGTGTTGGCGTGCTGAGAGACAAAGACCGGACGGCCCAGCAAAGTGCCGTAGGGCGAGACCTGGATGCCACCCGGGTTCATGCCCGTGGGCAGGTAGATCGGGTAGTTGCCCAGCGTCAGGGTGAAGAGCGCGGGCAGCACGTCGTTGTTGACGATCCACACGGCCTTGCCAAACGAGCCCGGCGGCAGGCGCGAGATCATCTTGGCCAGGTTCTGCGCCAAGAGGGTCTGCGTGGTCTGCCCCGACTCCTTGGCCACCGTCACCGTGGTGGCGTTGGTCATGCAACCCACAGGCAGGCCCGTGCCAGAGCCAAACAGGATCGACTCGTTGGTTTTCCAGCGAATGGAGGTGGCAATCTTGTCGGGCAGGTAGGTCGACAGCGCATTGGTGTCGTCCAGCAGCTCGTCCGTCACCGGCACCAGGGCCATGAGCTTTTTGAGGCGCAGAGTCGAAAGACCCAGGACTGGCTTGGTACCAACGGCCGATGCGGCTTCACCTTGCCAGTAGGCTCGGATGCCGTTGGTGCCCCAGGGCGTGGTCTCGTCCTTGGGGAAGGCCATGGTGTTGCCGGTGATTTCCACGTTGTCCGTCATCGGCAGCAGGGAGTCCTCGCCCAGCGAGAGCTGGAAGATTTCCTGAGCGAACTGGGGAGGCACGAGGAAACCGCCGTCCTGCGCCGAGCCTTCGTTGCCAAAGGTGCTTGGTGCCACAGCACCACGGTTCATGCCAATCAGCAGTCGATCATCGATCGAGGAGCCGGGGTTTTGCGCGTGGCGGACGGTTTTGAGGAACTCGCCAACGCATTTGAAGCCATGCTTGGGATCGGATTCGGCGTTGCTCACCACCGTGATCACCGAGGCATGGGGCAGTTGGGCTGCGTGGCCCATCTGCGCCTCCTCGGCAATCAAAGCCGCTTCACGGTCGATCGCGGCCGAGGTGGCTTCGATCCTGGCTTTGAGGGCTTCAAAAGCACTGACCTCTTCTTCGTTCATGTCGCGCTGCTCGGCGGCAGCGATATCGGTCAGGGCGCGTGCGTCCTTGACCAGGGTGGCTTTGCGGGCTTGCAGCTCGCGCAGTTGCTTGCTCATGGGTTTGACTCCAGAAATGAAAATGCCGCCTGGTCGGAATGACTGAAGGCGGCGACAGGGATGACGACCAACGGGTCGCAGGAAGGCGCAACCCTCAACGGAGGGCGGCAATAAAGAAATCGTTCAGATCAGCGCGAGGGCATCTCGGGCCTGTTTCAGGCGGGACTGGCTGCGCGGCTGCTTGCTTCGCACGCTGGCCTGCATCTTGGCCAGCACATCGTCAAAGGTGGCAATGTCGTCGACCATCCCAGCGGCCAGTGCGGTGTCAGCGCCCAGCACCCGGCCTTCGCCCATGCCCGAGCGCACATCGCTTGCCGAGACACCACGGCCTTGGGCCACGGCTTCGATGAAGGCGTTGTAGTAGTCGTCCACACGGGACTGCATGAAAGCCTGAGCCTGTTCATCGAGCGGAACATACGGGTTGCCTTCGACCTTGAACTTACCCGCCGAGATCAGGGTGGGCTTGACCCCCTCCTCTTCCAGCGCCTTCGAGTAATCAAAGTGGGCCTGCCACACGCCAATCGAGCCCACCTCGCCACCCGGGGTGACGTAGAACTCGCTGGCCGAGCAGCCGATCCAGTAAGCGGCTGAGGCCGCCAGGCTGTTGGCCACGGCAATGACCGGCTTCTGGGCCCGGGCCTTGACGATTTCGCTGGCCAGCTCGGCCACGCCATAGACGCTGCCCCCTGGGCTGTCGATGTCGATCAGGATCTGGCCCACCGTGTCATCGGCCAGCATCTGGCGCAGGACCGAAGTGAACTGCTGGGTGCTGGTGCTGCCCGGCCCGGAGATGTCGTCAACCATGTTGCCGCGCTGCGTCACCACCCCGTACAGGGGCAGCACCGCAATGCCGGTGCCCGTGCTGGCGGCCGCCATTTGCTTGCGGGTGTCACGCAGCACACGGTCGGTGTTGACCTGAAACAGGGTCTCGTCACTGGGCGGCTCGCCCGCAGACCAGCGGGTCAGGATGCCAGACATGGCCTGCAAACGCTCGGGCATCAGCGCCCAGGGGGTGGTCAGGAATTCGGAGAGCAGGAGTTGTTTGTTCATGTGTTCATTCCAAGTTGAATCAGGGAAGCGGTCAGTGCGGCTTCCTCGAAGGGCTGTCTTTGCTGCTGCGACCAGGCGCTGACCTGGCTCACCTCAAGACCAAAGGCATGGGCGATCAGGTCCGTTTCGTTGACTCCCAGGGAACCCTTTTTGGCGATGCGCCGGGCAAGCCGGGCTGCGTTGGACTGCACCAGCTTGCGAAAGCGCAGGCTCGTTTCCTGATCGGCGGGGGCAACTTCGTCCTCGTCAGGGGCCGGATCGGTGGACTCGGTCTCCTGCTCAGCCTCTTCTGCATCCCCCTCTTCCACCATGTTCAGCGGGCGAAGGGGTTGGTCCAGGCCCTGAAGCGGGTTGAGGTTTTCTGCGACACGGGCCTCGTTGCGGGTGAGCCAGCCGTTCTGGATGCCGCTTTGGTAGTACGCCGAGCGGCTGGCCGCGTCACCGCGCATCAGGTTGGCAAAGTCGAACTCGACTTCCAGCCGATCGCCGTCCAGCATCAGATCGGATTCGATTGAAGCCTCCCAGCGCTCGGCCCACGGCGTCATGGTGTGCATGACAAATTCCAGGCTCTGCTGCTCGATGTTCGAGAACGTCGCCCTGTCCAGGTCAGCGATCATGTGCGGCGGCACCCGGAACATCCGGGCGATGTCCGTGATCTGGAACTTGCGCAGCTCCAGGAACTGGGCGTCCTTGTTCGTGACCCCCACCTCATGGAACTTCATGCCGTTTTCCAGCACCAGAACTTTGCCCCGGTTGGAGCCGGACTGCGCCGCCTGGTAGGAGTCGCGAAACACCCGCTTGGCCTCCGGGTCCTTGAATGTGCCCGGGAACTCGATCCAGCCGCCCGTGGGTTTGGCGTCGTTCGTGAAGAACCGCGCCCCATAGTCCTGGGCAGCAAGGGCCATCCCAAGGCTCTCTCGGGCAAGCTCGATCGGGCTCATGCCCATCAGCCCATCCGAGGACAGGCCCCTCAGGTGCCAGATCTGGCCTCGCGGGAATACGGTTTCATCCCCGTTTTGCATCCGTACCCGGTAGCGGAAGTCACCGCTGTCCATCACCTCCATGCGCACCCGGTCGGGGTGGATGGGCATGAGCTCGGTGATTTCCCCCTTGGGGTTTGCGATGATCTGGCAGAAGGCATTGCCTCGCAGGGCCAGGTGCCCCTGCAGCATCTCGCGCCACTCGAAGGGGTTCTGGAACCGGTTGGGCTTGCGGGCCAGCAGGCCATAGAGCCAGTGATCGGTCACCCGGTCCTTGCCTCCATCCTTGCGCTGGCGGTTCACCACAACCGGAAGGGAGGCCATAGTCTCCGACAGGATGCGCACACAAGCGTACACCGCTGCCAATCGCAGCGCCCCATCGGGCGAGACGCGCATGCCGGAGGCGCTCCGCACCGACACCGGCTCAAAGAAGAAGTCTCCCCAGGGGGAGCGGTCACTGCTTGAGGCTCTGAATCGATCGATGAATGTGAAAAGTCCCATTGCCTCAGAGCACCATCAACTCATAGTCGGATCCGAGCACAACCGAGTCCCCCGGCTTGATCGCCCTTGAGAGGGCCATGATCAGTGCCACGATGCCGTCTATCTTGTTTTCTGCTCGCTCCTTGCGTGGATAGATGTTGTCTTTGACGTCCAGGTGCGCCACCACGTTGCTGGCCATCCAGGCCAGTACCGGGTCGCCGTCATGGACGAGCTTCTTTTGCAGGACCAGGGCTTCGAGCGTCTTCATCGGTTCGCTGAAGTTCAGCACCGTGGGACGCACTTCGATCATGGGCAGGCCCTCGGACAGCATCCGGGTGGAGAGCTGCGTGGCCTGAAACGGATCGAAGGCCACTGCCTGGATCTCGTAGCGCGAGGCCATGTCCAGCAGGTCCGATTCGATCCAGCCAAAATCGATCACGTTGCCAGGGGTGACAATGAGCCGTCCCGAATGCATCCAGCCACCGTACTGGCTGTTGCCTGCGCCGTTGACCGTGTCTTCGGGCAGGTAGTACTTGCCAAAGGTGACGTAGGCATCCGAGATCTCCGGATGACGGAAAACCACCACCAGCGCGGCAATGTCCGTCTTGCTGGCGAGATCCAGGCCAATCCAGCACGGCTGGCCCTCGAATTGCTCAATGAACATGCCTTGTTCGGCACAGGCGTCCCAGGAACGCATATCCATCCAGGCCGTGTCCGCATTCACCCACTCATTGAGGTGTTTGGTCTTGAAGTTATTCACGGCGCTGGGTAACTGCATCGCCTTTGCCTGCAGAGGCCCGAGCACTTCGGACCTTACCGAAATGCCCCAGTTGGGGTTGGCCTTGATGAGAGATTCCTCTGTGGTCCAGTCATCCCCATCGTCCAAGCCATAGATGATCCCGAACTGAGTCTCATCTTCGAACACGCCACCCAGCAGCTTGGTCACAAAGGACCGAACCTCGTAGCAGATGCCTGCGCGGTTGCTGCCCGCCGTGGTGATAACCCACAAGAGCGAGTTGTCCCGCTTACCGGTACCGGTTTCGACCACGTCGTACACCGTGCGCGTCTTGTGGGCGTGGAGTTCATCCACACAACCAAAGTGAATATTCAAGCCGTCCAACGTGGAGCCTTCGGCTGAGAGCGCCTCAAACTTGGAGCCTGAGGCGAGCACGCTCATGTTGTGAGCCCCGACGTTCACCGAGAACCGCTTTCGAAACCCCGGGCTGCGACGGGCCATGGTTTGCGCATCCCCAAACACGATGCGCGCCTGATCACGCGTGGTGGCCAAGGAATACACCTCGGCACCTCCCTCGCCATCGGCGGCCAACATGTACAACCCCACCGCAGACGACAGGGTGGACTTGGCATTGCCTCGAGGCACCTCGATGTAGGAACGACGAAACCGGCGGGTCCCATCTGCTTTGACCCAACCGAACACGGTTGTCAGGATGAAAACCTGCCACGGTTCCAACGAAATGGTCTCTCCTGCCAGGGGGCCTTTGACGTGCGGAAGGCGCTCAATAAAGGCGCACAAGTTGTCTGCCGGGTGGTAGGTCTTGCCGCTTTTGCTGGTGAGCTTGGGGTTGAACCGATAGGGACTGGCCTTGCCCTTGTACGTCTTCAGATCATTGAGTTGACGCAGACAGGCCAGCCGAGTCCATTTACAGGCCAGGATTTCGCCAGACACGACTTTCTCTGCGTACATCTTTGCAATGTCCGCATAACTGCCCTGTGCCATGAACTTATCCTGCGATGTCGGCCCACGGGTCCAGGTCGTCGTCTGCTGCCTCCATGGGCAATGTGACTCGTGACCTGGATGCGGGCGTAAACCCCATCTCCGTAGCTGCCTTTGTCATGATCTGCGCCTGCTTGTTGGCGATGGCCAGATAGGGTGACTGCATCGGCACCCCAGTATTGGGCGCCTTGACCAACAGACCAGTTTTGGCGATGCCAGCCTGTGCTTTGCGGTACAGGTCGGCAGCGCATGCCCAAACCTCTAGCACTGACATGTCCAACCGCTTGAGTAAGTTCGGCGGCGCACACTCCAGTGCATATTGCCAGGCGGCCTTGGCCCCCTCGGGCATGTACTCGGGCGGCTCAACCAGGTCACCGACTGGCTTGGGTTCCCGCAGATTTGTCCGGCACTTTTGGAGAGTGCCCTTGATTTGTTTGATCTTTGTGGGCAACGGCTTTCTTCCGGCCATGACTCCCCCGTTCTGGGGGATCCCCCCCTTAGTTCAATTTGCACGCGCAAAAATCTGCGCATGCGCACGCATCGTTGCGCGGCATCCTCAGAGATTTGCACCCCCTACCCCCTGCTTGCGCCTCTTTCCTGCGCAGACTTGCGGTTGTGACAGGAGATGCAAAGCGGCTGAAGATTCGAGACATCAAACCTCGCACCACCCACCTTGATCGGCAGCTTGTGGTCAACAACGACCGCACCCCGAAGCCGCCCCTCGGACTGACATTGGAGGCAAAGGGGGTTGTCTCGTAGAAATGCCGAACGCACAGTCCGCCAAAGCGGTGACTTGTAGAAGTCAACTTCCGCATCAAACGACCTGCGCCTGCGGCCATAGTCACGGTGAACCGTTGACTGATGTGATGTGCAATAGCCGGGCATGGCGAGCACCTGATTGCAACCTGGATATCGACAAGGAGTTGGTGCACTTCGGGGCATGGCATCAATGGATGACCCCAAGTCGCTCGGCCTGCACCTCGTCAAACGACTGACCGGTGGTGATCAACGTCACGCTGGCGTCTGGGTAGTGCTGGATGAAACGCTTGATGGCGACATCGACGTATTGAGGTGAAATTTCCACCGCCCGACACGATCTTCCTGTTTTTTCAGCAGCCAGGAGCGAAGTCCCTGAACCGCAGAACGGCTCATAAACCACATCTCCGGCATCGCTGAAGGTTTGCATCACCATCTCGGGCAATGCCACGGGGAACACTGCAGGGTGATCGATGTCCTTGCCGATCTGCCCCTTGTGCCGAGTGATCCGGATCACTGAATCCGGGATCTTGAAGTCCTGGGTAGGCTGACCCTGGGCCGACCAAGAGATGATCGAACCATCCTTGCCGCGCATGGCCGTTCCGGTCCCGTCCGGCTTCAAGTGCACCTCTTGACCTGCGAATTTGCAGGGGACGATCTTGTTGGGTTTGCGGCTGGTCTGGTTGAAATGGAAGATGAACTCAAAGCTCGGCGCCAGACGTCCGGCGAAATCCCCCGGCAACCCAGGCCCCTGATCCCAGACGTACCAGGCGAAGCGCTTCCACCCTTTCGCCTGCATCCAGGCAATCCACCCATCCCAGTAAGGCTGGACTTCTCCATCTCGGTGTACCAGCCCCAGGTTGACCAGAAGCTGTGCGTTTTCGGCCAAGGGAAGATTGGCGGACACCCCCTGCATGAGGTCATCCCAGTTCATGGCATCCCCCGTGTATTCACGCTGCGAGGCATATGGGGGAGATGTGAAACACAGACTCGCCTCCTGCCCTTCCATCAGAGCAAGGACATCCTGGTGATTGGTGGAGTCGCCACAAATCAGGCGATGCTGACCGATCTTCCAAATGTCACCCGGCCTGGAAACCACCTTTACCGGAAGTTCCGTCGGTGATTCGTCATTCAGAGAAGGATCTTCCGGGGTGCCGGAGGGCTCTTCAGAGTCTGGTTCCAGAAAGCTTTTAAGTTCGGAATCATCGAAACCCGTCAACTCCAAGTCAAAGCCTGCCTCCTGCAGATCGGACAGCTCGACGCTCAAAAGATTGCTGTCCCAACCGCCTCGCTCGGTGAGCTTGTTCTCGGCGAGGATGAAGGCCCGCTTTTGCGTTTCACTCAGATGCCCCAGCTCGATGACCGGAACTGACGCGAGGTTGAGCTTTCGGGCCGCCAGGATCCGGCCATGTCCCGCGATCACACCTTTGTGGCCATCCACCAAGATCGGATTGTTGAACCCGAATTCACGAATGCTCGCTGCAATCTGCGCCACCTGTTCATCGCTGTGGGTTCTTGCATTTCTGGCGTAAGGGATCAGCGAGTCGACGAAGCGGTATTCGACTTGAAGTTCGGACATGAATTGGATGGGCAATAAAAAACCCGCCCTGGCAGATGCAAAGGCGGGTTTGAAGGGATTTGATGATTTTTGAGTTGGATTCAAGGCGCTTGATCGCCACACCCAAATCGACTCACATTACCGAAAATGTACCTGAAACAGGGGCTCCATGCACTATGTATTTTTAGCCCCCAAGAGGACATTCAAGCAATCCTTTGGACATAGACGCCAGGACTTACGCTCTTTCCCTCATAGCGGTCAATGCTCATTTGCACGTTGAGGTGATAGGTCACCAGTTCGATGCACCGATTCCACCTTCTGGAGGCGGTATTCCTGTCACAAGCGAACCTGCGACCGATCTGCTGCCACTCGTATCGGTTTGCCCTCATCCAGATCAATTGCCTGGAGGCAATGTCCAGGCATTGGACCCACTTCATGACCTCCAGCATCTCGGAGATGTCCTGAGGTGAAGGTGGCAATTTCCGGTAGGTTCGAGAGGCGTCCGGGAACTTGTCCGTGGACGGCAAACCGAGCATTCCCCAGGGATTTGGAAATCCATATGGCCCTACTCTGGGAAGTCGCATGGCAGTAATGGCTGCCAGACGAAACCTCTCGGCCACCTTGTCCTCGGTCCACTGCGGTCTATCCATCATTTTTTCCATTTGCGCCTCCTTGATTTCCGTAGAGCCGCTCGCCGATACGGCGAATGAACTCGCGCTCCATAAAGTCCAGTCTTGAATCGCTTTGGGCAATGACAAGGATCTGGTCCTCCCTCCAGCCATTGCGTTTGACGGTCTCGACGTCCATGGAAGTAGGTTGAAATTTGCCCAGGGAGCAGCGATAAGCATTTGCGGGCGTTTTCATGTCAACGACCCTCAAGGTTTTCTGAATGCAGGCGAATCTGCTGCTCACTCCAGAGTGCTACTGCTTTGGACAGGTCATCGGGTGTGGCGCCGATTGCACCGGCCACGGCCTCGATCGCCCCGTAGTAGCTCCTCGAACAGGCACCATCGATCAATGCCATCACCTCGCCGTCGCCACTGAGCTCATCATCGAATAAAACATCCCACATCTGTCTGGCTTCATCGGCAACCTCGGTCCAGTGCCATAGAGCCAGCGCTTCGAAATGAGACCGAATGCTTTCACTTCTGGGTTTCATGCTGCCTCCGGCTGATCGTTTTCGACTGCCCAACCAAGCAACGCCAGCGCGTCGGCTTCGTTGTCATCGGCCGGTTGATGACCTTTGGCTCGCACCGCCAGGATCATTTCCTCCTTGCTGGCATTGCCCTTGCCTGTGGCGTGCTTCTTGATGGTTCCCACCGGGACACCCTGATAGGGAATCTGGTGGTGTTCGCACCAGGCGGTTAATTGCCCCAGAAATCCGCCATAGGCGTGGGCGGCGTCTACGCCCGCATGTCGGCGGACCTCTTCAAAAACCACCTGGCCCAGCCCCTCATTGCACTGCTTGAGATCCGACAACCAGCGTTTGAATCGAAGAAATCGCATGCCACCGCCTTCAAAGCGTTGGGGTTTGAAAGATTGGCTACCGCTTGTGATGGCGCCACCCGGGCCGCTCAGAGCCCATCCTGTTGTCGTGCCCAGATCGAGGGCGAGAATCGTTGTATTCATTTGGTCATTCCAGTTTGGTTCGGTCTGACGGATCGGACGGGTCATGTCGTAACTCTCTACACGCGTGCGTGACGCGCACGATTGAGGGATATCGAGAACATCCGTCCGATCCGTCAGATCGGGGTTTTCATGTCGTTCAGTTGTCCGTGTACGGGGTGTATGAAGGGGTGCTGGGTACCTTCAGGCCAATGCCTTGGAAGCCCCTTAACCCCATGCCGTTGCGCCATTTCTCCAACCCTTTGGTCAACAGCAGGTCGGAAAACCGCTTCTGAGAGCCAACAAACTCACCTGCAGCCTCAGACCATTGCTTCCAATCAGAGAAGAGTTCAGCGGTCAAGGCCTTGGCATTGCCCGCGCGAACACACCTTTCGTCGAGCCAGCGCCCTAGGGCATCCTCGGCTTCGAAGTACTCGTCCGTAGCGTCAACGACCTGCTGGGGCGGATCGAGCCTGCCTAGACGCTGCCAGGCCAGACATCCTTCCAGCGCCCATGCCAGGATCCCGTCACGCTCAGCCATCAACTTTTGTTGCAAATGCTTGTCCCGTTTTTCCGGGGGAACAGTGATCGTGAACGGGATCAGGTGAAGGCGGCGTTTCATCGCTTCATCGATGTTTCGGATTGAAGGTTTGTGGTTGCCCGCCACAAAGAGCTTGAACTGCGGCAAGAACTCAAAGAAGTCCTGGCGCATGAAGCGTGCAGCGATCTTGTCTCCGCCCGTCAGGCTCTTGACCTTCGATTCGGCCCAGCGCCTGCCCTGCTCTGTCTCGATGGCCGCCACAAATCGTGCCCCTCTCAACCCAGCCATATCTGTGGGGTGCCTATCGCCGCGTGTCTCCATGAAAGTCTCCATCGGCGAATTCGTGGCGTACTCCCCCAGGATGTCTGCCAGGGTATTCACAAAGACCGATTTACCATTGGCACCTGTTCCGTAGAGAAAGAACAAGGCGTGCTCCTGGGTAGAACCAGTCAGGGCATATCCAGCCATTCGTTGCATGTAGTCCTGTAGGCCCTGATCTCCACCGGTCACGTCATTGAGAAAGGCCCTCCATTGCGGACATTCCCCCTTGGGCGTGGATGTCGTGATCTTGGTCATCCGATCCGTGCGTTCATGCGGACGCAAACGGCCGCTGCGCAAGTCGACTACGCCACCAGGGGTGTTAAGCAGCCAGGGATCAGAGTCCCACTCCTCGGTCGTTGCCGCATGACGGCGGTCGGCGCGTGCCAAGCGCTCCACCCCGCCCACAGTACTGGAAGCGGCAAGCTTCGAAGCAATTCGAGGGTTGTGTGTGTTCAGCGAGGCATGGCGGCAGACATGGCGGATCAGGTCAGCGGCAGCCAGCGTATCTTCCGAGCGCCAGCGTCGGCCATCCCAGAGCAGCCATTTCCCCCATCCGGCCACATAACGCCAGTCCTTGTGATAGCGGCGGGTGAAGGACAGCGCTAGCCCGTCCTCTGTACCCCAGACGGCCTCTTCGGGGCCGGACGCATTGGCCAGGTCTTGCGAATCGTCATCAACCAGGTGCATTTGCATACGTGGTCCGTTGGCGATGAACCCAGCCAGATCAAAGGCCTCATCGCGTGCATCGGCCGCATCCCAGCCCTCTGGGCAATCTTCTGGTGGATAAAGGATGTGGCAGGTGCGGGCCCCTGATTTCAGGATGGCCTGCGAGGCACGGTCAACATACTCCCAACCAGGCTTGTCCTTGTCTGGCCAGATCAGCACAGCTTTACCAGCAAGAGGTGTCCAGTCGGTCTTGTCCACTGGCGCATTGGCACCATGCATGGCCGTGGTGGCACACACCCCGGATTCGATCAGAGCCTGCGCCGACTTTTCGCCCTCAACCAGAACAACTACATCCGAATGCAACATCCCTGGTTGATTGAACAAGGGCCTTGGCTCGGGGGGCGCCATTCGCCTGCGTTTGGCATCCCATGGCCGAAATTCCTTGCGGCCACCCGGTGGGTCATATCGATAAACCACCGCGAGCAACTTTCCCTGTGAATCCAGGTAGTCCCATTTGGCGGTTGCGGGCCCCAACTCATCGAGACTGGGGGTTTTGGGCTTGGTCCTGACTGGGAGCAATGGTGCTTGGCCACTGATTCGCTGAGCCGCCTTGAGGACCTCGCCGAAGTCGCGGTGAGAGTCCAGGCCCTGGTTGGCAGCGATCAGGTCAAAGATGTCCCCACCCTGCCCTGTGGCACGGTCTGTCCACAATCCGGCCTTATCCCCAGCGAGAACAATTTCCAGACTGAGGCCTGGGCTGCCCAGCACATCACCGATCAGATAAACACCCTTGCGGATCTTTCCCGCTGGGAACAATCCATTCAGGACACTCTCAATTCGCCCCAGAATCAGCGTCTTCACTTCATCCTGTGAAACAGGATGGTCAACCCCTGGTTGCTCTTGAGCTTCATTGAAATCAAGCATCAGTGCCTCCCGAATTTTCAGGATCAACCTTGATATTTCCGTTGCGGTACTCCTGCGCCCAATGAGTGATCTCGCTGGGACGGAATCGCACAAACCGGTAGAAGCAGTAGTGCGGTATGCGGTGGATCCGGCGCTGCGTCGGATTCCTGAACCAGAAATAAGGCAACTTCAAAATGGACGATGCCGTCAGACCATCGATCATGTTTTCTCCATGAATCAAAGGCTCGGCTTCAGATGCATGGGTACGCTTGTAAGTGCTCATGCCTGATTCCTCCAGCAACGGTCTTGCCAAGTGCACATACGGCACTCGAAGTGGGTTGGATCGTTGTAGGTCCGGGGGAGCAACTCGCCTGCCTTAGACGCCGTGATGACTTTCACACCCCGGTCAGACATGCGCTGCGCCAGTGCGGCATCGAATGCCACAAGCTCGGTGTAAATGTCCATCGAATCTGCATTGATTGCAGTGAAGAACGCGGGGTTTTCGTGCAACTCCAGGTAGGCCTGATAAATGGCCACCTGAGCCGCATAGACCGGTTTTGAGACCGCCAGTTTGTTTTTTTCCAGATCCCGCCAGGACTTGGAACCCAGACACTTGTTTTCCCACAGTGCCGGGTATTTGTATCCGGGCGGTCCATCGACGATGACCCCGTCGACGTGTCCTCGCAGTTTTCCGTCAGCCACCGAAAACCCGAACTGCTCGCCATTGGCTTTGCGCGTTCGCAAATCGAACCCAGCCGCTCGCAACCACTCGACCATGAGGTCTTCCATGGTGTGACCGCGCTCGAAAATTCGCAAAATCCGCCCACTCGTCTCACGTCCGTGATCCACAGGCGTTCTGACGAATTCATATTGCAAGGCCCTCTCGCAGGAGACGCCCAAGCGGGATGCGCCCAGATACTCCCGGGGTTTTTGACTGGTTCGGTCCTTTTGCAGGCCCGCATCGATCAGATGTTCGATCTGTCCCGAGACCGTCGAATTCGAATTGAAATCAATCACTTTGTGTTCCTGTTCTATCGCCCTCTCAGGGCAAGTCGTTTGCCATGTCTGCGAATGGGTTAGCCATCGGATCTGGCGACTGAGGCAATCCACGCACTGGTGGAAATTTGGTTCTTTCATGGTGTGCACACATGGCCTCGGTGTAGCCGGTGACGATGGCTTCGATCACCTGCAGAGCCTCCCGTTGTGAATAGGCACCCAGGGGCTTGTCGAAACCGATCTCGCCAGCGGCCTCTCCGAAGAATTTCAGGCATGCCGTCATGGCCTGGCTTTCCACTTCTGAGGGGTCAACCATGTCGAGCTCCTTCGGGGCATGGCGGCCGTCGAGTGCCTTCACCCAATTGCCGTACAAGGCATGAAAGGCTTGTTGACATCGAAATGAGCAGAACACCCAGTCGATGGGGTAGCGCCGGGGTCGGCCAACCGGATGACGTACATCCGAATGGTTGAAACCCCGGGCCTGTCGTGAGCAGACCCAGCATTTCAAGATCCCCCCTTACTGAGCCCAGGCCGGCTTGCCTGATTGCTCGGGACGGGTGGTACTTTGCGGATAACCGGGTTGCGATTGAGCCTGAGCTTGCTGAACTGGAGCACGCGGCGCAGACATCGGCGAAGGACTCATCAACTGGCCACGCATGGCGGCGTATCCAGGATGGTCAGGCTCGATCGCATGCTTGACCACATTGCGGTCCTCGCCCTTGCCATCCTTTTCAATGTCCACCTGTGCAATGAACTCAATCCCATCGAGTTCATTGATGCCACTGATGCGGCGGCCTGCAACCGCCTGAGGCGACACATCCCCGGGCTGGATGCCCCGGGAGCTGTTGAGCAGTGCCCGAATGAAACTGCGCCCCATCTGCCCCCACTTGGGGCCTTTTGCCGAATGCAAGCCGATGTTCGTCCACAACTTGCGCTTTGCGAATTCACCCGCAGTGACGACAAATTCGCATGAGAGGTACACGGCGCCAGTGTCAAACGATTGCGTGGCGTAGCCACCAGTCCAGCCCTGGCTGTAGTCGTCGTGGCCACCCGGCTTGATGGTCATCCGCACGGCAACGAGTGTTCCTTTGGGGATCAGGTTGAAGCCTCCTTGCTGAGCTTCTGCATCATTGAAATCGGTCCAGTGGTTCGTATTCATTTTTCATCCTTTGAAACTTGAGGTTGTTGTTTGGGGTTTGCCGCAGTTGCAACCGGCGGGTTGTGTCCGGCGCACTTGGCAATCAGTTGAGCCAGATCGGGGGGCTCGAGCGGATCGAGCCGACCACTGCGGTCCTTGGCAGGCACGCCATAGGGGTTGACCGCATTCGTAACAAAGGCCCTGTAGGAGGTGCCGTCATCGGCTTTGATCTCGGTGAGCGTGACCACCTCGTCCACAATTCCAGGCAACTCGAGACTGGTCTTGGAACCCTCGATCTGGGGTGAGTACGCCTTGCGATTGAAGTCATCCAGGCGTTCGTCCAGGATGCAGACGAAGATCACGTTCTTTCCACGGGCATGCTGAAGGTGCGTGAGCGCAGCGATCATTTCCTGGCCCAGCAAGCCATAGACGCCCCTGAGATCCGGCTTCCCCGATCGATCGCTGATAGCTGCAGGTTGAGCCTTGCACCAGGCAAAACACATCCTGGACAGTTGCGTGATTGAATCCAGGAAAAAGGTCTCGTACCGATCCAGCTGACCCGGCTCACCAAACCGCTCGACGACGTGGTCAAAATGGGCCTGAGAAAACGAGGCCCCCTCAGGAAGGGACCTGTCTGGCCCGGCCAGGTAGACAAAGAAATCTCGGCATTCCGGCCAGGAGCCGGGGCGAATTGCATCACCGGGCCAATCGGAAACTGCCAGATCGCCCGCTTCGACATCCAGAAAAAGCGTGGTCCTGGGGTCGAGGTCCTTCAGGCGCGAGGTCTTCCCGATGCCGGATTTACCAAGCATCAGCAATTTCACACCACGCTTTTCTGCCATGCGCTCTTGCGCTGAAACAATGGGAAGGCGGTTCATTTCGAGTCCTCCCGCAGGCTCAACTCGAACTTAGCCGTCTCCGGTGTCAGGGTGCGCGCCTCATCGAACTGGTTGCGTTTGGCGGTATTCCAGTTTTGGTACATGGACTCCGAGATCGAGTAATGGACATCCATGTAGCCATTGAGTGATTCACCAGACTCCAGGATGCGCTGCGCGATCTGCGCTAGTTTTTTCTGATCCCACGACACCTTCTTCCCAACTGTGAACTTGATGTGTATAGACGCGTCCTCTAGATGCACAGTGCCAAAGTCACGGCCAGATTCGCGTAAAGCTTCCCGACCCTGTTCGCCATAGGACTGCTCTAGTGCAGCGGAAAATTTCGCCTGCTGCTGCTTGAGCCAAACCATGGCCTCTTTCAGATTCGAAGCGACTTCATGCTTTTGCGCGGGCGGCAGAGCAGCCAAATCGGCAACACTCATTTGAGCCAGGTTTTGGGGATAGATCGTCAGATTGGTCATCTCCGTCTCCTCAAATAGCCACGCGAGCGGCCGTTGAATAACGAGAGATTTCACGCTCGTAGTTCTGGATGTCCCGGATCAGATACACGACACGTGAACCGAGCTTGCAGAAAATTGGTCCAATACCGTCAGAGCGCCAGCGCTGCAGTGTTTTGTGGGACAGATTCCACCGGACGGCCAACTCGGTCTCGGTCAACGCCAGGCTGGTGTTGACCGTTTGCTCCGTTTCGGGTTTGGCCCCGGTTTCACGGAGTCCACCAG